CCTGCGAATAATACGTATTCTTGACCTGGTTCTGCTTGTTGTGCGTTTTCAAGTGTATTTACTTGTTCTGGTTGCAAGTCTTTTGCTGTCACATAATCGGCTGTTTCTTTTTTTACTGTTCTACGGTTGTTTGCGATTGCGTTTTCAACCGTTAAATCCTGCCGTACGCGTTGTGCAATTGCTTTGCGCTGTCTTGCACGTTTTAACATATCTTCGTTGTCTACACCCAGTTTCTTTGCCCCTAATTGCTCTTTAATTATTGCATCCTGGTTGGCAATGATGGTATCGATGTCTGCTATGCTGGTTATTGGTCGCAACCATGCGATATTGCCTGCCACGGTTGCTTTTTCAATATCTGCTATTTCCAGGAAGTCCGACAATGGTATATTCAGCATGTTTGCAGCATTGATTGCTGGAATCGTGATAGAATCTGCTAATGTTTGGATGTATTCGTCTTTGGATTTGTTTTGGTCTGTCCAAGGTGTTGTTCCTGTGGCATCTATTTGTTCTGTTAGACGTTGTTTTACCAAGTCATAAGCTTTACCGAAGTGTTCTTGGATTTCAACGCGCGTTGTGATATCATCAACCATTCTGTGTGCGCCGTTGCCCAGGATTTCATCTGTCATTTGAACAACTTGGCTTTCTGTTAAGTTTGCTTTTTTCTCGTTGTTCCATTTGTTGATATAGTCTATTATACGTTTTCTTGAACCGTTATAGAATATTGCACCAGATGGCGCGCCAACAATTGCACCAAACATGCCTTGCACAAGTGCTTTTTTGATATCTGGGTCTTGCCACATATCTTGTGTTAATGCTACAGCCACATCTTCGCCGATAGATTGTATAAATTCTTCGCCAAATTCTTCTGCGCCAGATGCTACAAATTCACGGCCTGTTTTGTATGCCAGGGCTTTTCCATATTTACCCTGTTGTCTGGCCAGACGTTCTAATGCCGCCAATTTTCCGTATCTGTTTAATGATCCGGCGGCCAGTCTTTCAACACCGATAGATGCTTCTACTGCGCCTGCAAATGCACCATATACTGCTGATAATGTGTTGTATTTATCTAATTGTCCTGCTACGCCTTCAGTTGTTCCTTGTTCTTCAACGTATTTATCAATCATTTCGTTGCGAACATTATACATTTCGCCAAGACCGGTTGCTGCACCCACTGCTGCTGGGCTACGCGTGATAAATCCTAATAATGCCATTGACATTACGCTTCCAATGCCGTTACCGATTCCTGCCGACCATTTATCGTGTACACGGCGCGCATCGTCAATATTCTGTCTACTTCTTGACATTACTTGTGAACGTAATACATCTTCAACTAATCTATCGGCATCTTCTTTGTTCATATTGTCTGAACGGTATATAACTGTGTTTAATGCATCGTTTTGCATACCGGACATTGTGCTTTCAAACATATTTGATGCGCCGTTCCATATTTCACGTGCTAATGTTTCTGCCACGTTCCACTTGCGTGGGTGTAATTCGTCTTGTGTGTGTAATAATTCTGCTGGGGTTATACTATAACTTCGTGCTATATCTTCGGATGATAATGTCCATTTTCTTGGGTTTGTATCTGTGTTAAGAAAGTTTACTGGGTCATTGAACGCCGCCTGTTCCAATGCGTTCAATTCTTGCATTTGTTTATCATCCATTTTTTCCCCCTTCAGAAAGTTTCTTCAAATACTGCAGACTTGTTATCAAATCCCTTAAATTCTAGCATACGACCTAGATAGTTGTAAATTGGTTTTTTCCCTTCGTTATACTCTCTTATCAGTCTATCCCACTCTAAACTGTCTTTTACTATATAACTTGCACGATCCATCATTGCGTGTTTGTGTGCGTATGCAACGGCGGTCTTGAAATTATCATAATCGCCGGCCAGATAATATGGCACTGCGCGTTCCAGGTTGCGCGTATAGTTTTCAAATGCCGTTTTTTCTGCTGCTTGTTGTGCGTTTCTTATAGAACGGTTCATACCTATCATCGCAATTGTTTTTTCTTCTGGTGTAATACTGCGCGTATCCCATAATGGTCTATCTGGATTGGTAGTATCTAAAAAGTCCATACCGAACCCAGATTCTAATATTGCCTGTTGTGCTTCGCGGTTATACATCGCTTTTGTTATCATTTGCAGTAATCCATCGGCGGTTTCTGGTTCTAGGTTTGTTTCGTGGGCAAAATCTTTCAATTTGCTTAATGCTTGGAAGGCTTGTGCAATTGCTTGTTCTCTTCCTTCTGGCGACCAGTCGTTGTTTTTGATTGCTTCTGCAAACATATTATACGAAGTCAAAAAGGCTTCTGGTGGTGTTCTACGTGTTGGGTCGTAGTATTTTGCCTGTGTGATTGCTTTTGCTGCTTCTACGGCCTTATCTATTGCTTTATTGTTTGTAAATTCGTACCCTTTGGCTTTTTCTATATTTAACTGCGTTGGGTTGTCAATAAGGTGTAATTGGTCGTAATATGCTTGTCCATGGATTTCACGTACCGATGTATCTTCCAATTGTTTAATACGGCTTGTTAATGCCTTTTCCATTGTTTCATAAGTATCGGCATCAATACTGGTGTCATCCATAAATTTTTCGCGGTCTTGGAAGAAATCTTTATCCCATTGTTTTAATTGGTCTTTCTCCATACGGCCAATAAAGTTTTTGAATCCGGCAACGGTTGCTTCTTTTGGCATAGCCATTTTGGCACATGTTGTTTCATTGAATAATGGGCTACCGTGTTCATCGGTCAAGTTTACCAGGTCGCTTAATTCTTGTCTGTGTGTGCGATATATTGCTAAATCAACAGGTCTTTTTTCTTCATCTGGCGATGTTATATATCTCAATACATTGAAATAGTCTTCAGATATCTGTTGCATATTCAACGTAGCATTTGCGTTGGCCAGTGTTTTATTTTGTTTGTTGATTGCGTTTTGCTGATTGGCTTGTGCTTTTGTTACTAATGATATTGCGTTATTGTCCAGTTTTGGTTTTAATTCATCCTGGACAGATTGTGGCAATTCATTGAACATTTGTGGTAGTTTTGATAATGCGTTTGCCAAGGCAATCGGGTTGTTTTTATATTGTTGGTATAATTTCTGTGCTTCTGCGTTTGCAGTTGTAGTGGCATACAATTGGAAGTTTCGCGTTGCGGTTTTGATTTTTTCGTCACCGTATTTATCAAACAAAGACAGGTCAATATCTGGTATATTGACTTTTGGTGCTATAATTGGTGTTGGTGTTCCTGGTCCTATTGTGCGTGCCATTGTTTACCCCTTGATATTTGTTTCTTTGTATTTTTTATAACCTGCGTATAGTTTTCCCCATGATTCGCCAGTTCCGCCGCCTGTTTCCCACATTAAGCCTAATTTAACTGCGCTTTGAGCTAAACCTGTCCATAATTGTGTTTTTGCGTATCTTGCGGATTCGCGTGCGGACTTCTTTCCGGATTCTAGGGCTATTTGTTTCAACCGTGCGTTGCTTTCGGCTGTACGCATATCTTCTGTCATTTCTTGTGCCATATCTTTACTTAATTCAAGCACGTTACCCGATGTTACGCGCAGATTCTTGGCAGCCATATTCATTATGTTGTTTTCTACAGTTTTATTAAATCTGTCTGATAATTGGTGTTTTATGTATAATACTTGGTTGTCCAGCGCATCCATTTGGTTTTGATAGTTTTGTTCTGCGTTTGCGCGTTCTTGGTTTATCATACCTGGTGCGCCCATAAATATACCAGTCATACGCGAAAACAAATCACTTGCACTAGCAACTGTCTTAAATACTGCGCCTTGGAACATCTGGTTCATTGCTTTTTTATTTAATTCAGATGTAGACGTAAGCATTTTATTTAACGCAGCACCTATATCATCTGCTTGGCCTGGTTTTTGCACGTTGTTTGCAAATATATCTTGCAGCATCTTTGCAATATCGTCTGGGGTTTCGTTTGTTGCACCAAATTGCACAGGTTCTATATTTGATGTTTCATAAATTCCTTCTGGAATAGGTGTGTAGTTTGGGTGGGATTCTGGCAGCGACATTCCACCAAAATCTGCATTTGAAAGGCCGTACGCGGCTTCCATCGGCCATTGTTCGTTATTTGTTTGGTTCAATAGTCTTTGTATGATGTCTGCCATTAGCTATCCAAAGTTCCGTACTCGATAATCATTGTTAATGATTCGATTGTGAACTTTGCCCCCTTTATGTTCTTTATTGTATATCTTACCAAATCTTTCATACCTGTGCAACCATAGAAATTGACGGTTTTTTTATCGTTGGATGTGTACCCTGTCTTGTCACATACTGTAAATGCACCTGGGTCTGTATCTCTTATAACAGCCACGCATTTACCAATACGTTTCTTTTCTGTATATGTTTTTCCTTGTATGTCAATCGGGTGGGATTCCAAGGTTGCGTTTATCCAGTATCCTGCATTTGCGTGTTCCAACCCTTCTGCACTTGGTGTTAATGTTCCATCTGCACCAACAACCGCATCAAATTTGTATTCGTTTCCGTCATATACTTGTACTGTGCTGTTAGTTAATAATAATCCCGATGGCCTATATTTGTTTTCTATAATTGGCGCGTGGAAGTCAAGTGTGGCTTCATAGTCTAATTCTGCCAATCTGTATATTCCTTCTTTTCCACACAAGAAATACATTTTATTGTCAATTTGTAATGTGTCACAAATTATACCAGTTTCTCCGCTGTATGTTTTTGTCACGCTTTCTGTATATGTGACATCAAAAGGTTGATATCGTGGTAATGATATTATATCTTGTACAGGTTCTTCTGTATCCCTATCTGAATTTCTTGTTGCCCAAACTTCTGATTGGTCGCCGGTTGAATCTCTGGTGGCCACGATATCTATTGTTTCCATCTGGTCATTAACACGTTGAACGGTTATAGATGTTCCGTCTGTGGCTTTTATAACAAATCTAGCACGATGGTCGCCTACGCCAACATCAGCACTATATCCGTATGCTATATCATTAACCTGTGGTGTGGCCGATAATGTGAAGTATCTCTTTACATAATATCCGTCTGGTTGTGTTGCCTGCCAGAAATACATATCGGGTTGTATTTTGATTTGGCTACCACTTACTGCCCATACTTTTGTTAATTCTGGGAATTTGACAGATAACAAATGCGCGCCATCGCCAAAATACGAATATAACAGGTCATCTACTTGTGGTGTATCGGATAATGTCCATCCGCCACCTACATATCCGCCACCTGTCCAAGCATAGTAATTTTGCATTCTCTCGTCTTTTAATATTTCTATGCTGTTTTCACTAACGCCAAAAACTGTATTTTGATAGAATTGGTCTTCTAGATCTCCGTTTTCTTTGTACAATTGGTCGTTTACTTCTGGTGTATTAGTGGCAGTAAATGTTTTTGTTTGTGTTCTCTGGTCATACCACGCAAATCGAATTGTCGTAGTTTCTTCTTCTGTAACTTCATATTCGTATGGGTATGCAACTGTATTCCATCTTGTCCATATTACTTCTTGATTTTGTGGTAAGAAATTACATACGGCTATCTGTGAGTGTGCCACAGTTAAGTCTGTTATATTGTTTATTACGAATAAAAATGATCCTGTATGGTGTGTTTTTTCTTCGTATAACGCCATGCTAACAGGATTCCATACAAGGTCTTCTTGTGCTAATGCGTTTATCTTGGTTGAGTTATATATATTGTTTCTAAATTCATATTGGGCAACGCGTATATATTTTTTTGATCTATCTACGTATACCAAGGAAGAATTATATACGGCTGGCATACAATCTGAACAACCATTTGTTGATTGTTTAATTGCGCCATCATTGGTATATGTATATTCTGCGCAATCTGTAAATATTTGGATTCCGTTATAACTTACCACGTGCAGAACGCGTTCTCTTGACAATGTATTTGCATCTATTGTTATTGCTTCGTTCGCTGCATTATAATTGTTTTTAAAATCGTTGTATTTTGCTATTTGTGAACCGACCACAACACTACCAAAATCTTGTACATAGTCTATATTGTATTGATGTGCAAAGAATCCGCCCATAAACAATTTTTGGTTTCAAAATGTTAATGTTCGGGGTGTTGAGTTTACAGAGCTTAATTCTGTAAATCCAGATAATACAGTTACTTTCGTATCAACTTGTGTTTTATCAACAATAGGTGCTAACAACTCTCCGTATGCGTACATATTCATAGTTGCAGGGTCAATATCATCCCATCTACAACGCGGAGCAACAAAACTATGACTTGCAACAAGTTGTGAAAATCCTGTTATTGAATTTCTGTTTTGTATTATAATATATGGTTTATCTAGTGTTCCTTTTCCAATATAGAATTGCTTTCTGTCAATACGCCTTCCGTTTGCCCAATATTCTACAGAAAGGTTTTCGAAAACACCATAAGCAAGACAGCATACGCCTTGAAAATTTTCTGCTTGTGTAAGGCTCAAAACTGCATTATCAAAAACTATATTTGGCCATTCTATACCAGAATTATATTTATTATCGTTTCCAAATGGCATATATCCTTCTATACGCATTTGTCCGCCCATATTAGCAAACATCACGATAGAGCCAACTGGTATATGCGTATTGAATAATTCTATATTATTTGTTGTAAATTTTACACCGGTTGATATTGTACTATACATATTGTTTTCAATATTATTTACGGTGTCTGGCAGCGATACGTATACCGGTCCGGCTTGGTTGGAGTTAAATGTTAATCCTGGAATTGTTGTGTTATCAACAGTTGCTTGTTGTGTGTTTTCTGTATACCATGCACCAGAATATACGAAGTTTTCGAGCGAAAATTGTATGTTTTTATCTCCAATTTCTGTTGCTTGAATTTTATATATACCTTTGTCGCATGTTATTATTAAATAATTATTGTTTTGTGCATATCCGGTTGGAAGAATAATCTGTATTTCTGATGTTATTTTTCCTACGTATACAATTTTATTGTTTTTTATTCTATAATATGGATAATCTTGTGTTTCTTCTGATGATACGCTATCTGGAAATACAAATATAACATGGTCGTCTTTTTGTATTTGAAATGGTATCATTTTTGCTTGTTCTGATGCTGCAATTTGTGTTAAATCTACAACTCCAGAATCATACGGTGTCATACGAAATGCAGGTCTGCGCGATATATTGCCGTATATGTCGGCAATGATATTTTCCATCTTGGATACTGATACTTGGGTAATACCTGTGTCTGTGCGTTCTTCTAACGCATCTGCTGTTTCCCCACGTGACCATTTGACTTTCTTTTGCTGGCTCTGCATAGTCTTCTCCCTAGATTACACCACCACCAAACTTTCCGCGCACCCATAACAACGGATTCCCGGTTAATGATTGGTGTGGATTCTTATGAGAATCAATGTTCTTTGCTTTCTTGAATAATACGGGTTCTTCGGCCTGTAAATATGCCTGTCTTTGCATATCGCCGTTTAAGTATGAATTTAACCGCATAGCAAAGTATGTTTTGAACCAATCTACGAACTCTGGTGTGAAATTCCCTTCGTCTACGCGTGCTGTGTATTTGATATATATTGGGTCTTGATGGCAATATATCTTTGTGCCAACAACCAAGAAATCTGCCAGGTTATCATAACTTGGATTTGTGCTTGCTGCAATCTGTCCAAGTGTATTAGTTGGTAATGTTCCTGTTTTTTTATATTTCTTGTGCAGCGCATCCGTATCTGGCGTGTCTATTGTTGTTAATTCCACGTGTGTTAGTGCAAATGTCCAAGGGTATGCGCCAAGTGCATTTTGCAGTGCTAATTCGTATTGCTGGTTGATTATTGCGATATCTGTGTTAGTTGTATCTGTCCAATCAGATATCATTTCGTGGTTTATTTCTGTCAATGCCAGGTTTTTTATTTCTGCTGCTGTGAATGCCATTTCTTTTTCTCCATTAATTTACCCAAGCCACCCACAATCGCAGGTGGCAAAGGCAAAGCAACTATGATAAAGCAGCTACTGTGACAACACCATCTGTCACGTCAGATACATAGTACCATACGTCAGCATTGGATGGGTCATCTGGAATCACACAGATACGGTCATTTACTTTCAAGCCTAAATTGCCTGGGAAGTAACCGGCTGTTGTGATTGTATCGCCATCTTCGTTGAAGAAACGATAGTAGCAAATGCCGCCCAAGATGGATTTTGCATTTGCGACTTCTGAACCAAAGTTTTTAATTGCGAAAGCCATTTTTTACTCCTTTGATTAAGCAGCCAATTCGATACCCACAACGCCCTTGTCGTCAATAACGACAGAACCTGTTGAGCACCAGAATGAGTGATAGTAACCGTGGTATTGTGGCGCATCCGCGACATGAACTTCGCGCAATTTGCCGATAAAGGTACCAACGGCGGCTTTGTCGAACAAGAACGCCATAACGGTTTCAGATCCGACAGAACTGTTTGGACCAGCTGGCAATTTGTAGTCTGGTTGAGATGCTGGAACGAATTCCCATTTAACACCCATCCAAGTTTTTACTTCATCGCCAGTTACTAATGGGCGATAGTCGTTGGTCAAGAAGTTTGTCCAAGTTGTATCGTCTTCCATGTCTTCTTGCATTGTGGCTGGGCCAACCAATGTCAAGTTGTCCATTGGAACTGCGTTGTTACGCAACAAACCTTTCGCTTCGGACAAAATGTCTGTGGACATTGGGTCAGAACCGTGTTGCAACAACATATTTGTTGAATCATAGCCTGCGTTCAATTGATCGATGATGTTTTGACCGATAGCGCGGTTCAAAGCATATACTGCGTTGTCTGTGTTAACGCGTGCTTCGTCAATGTTCAATTTTGGTGCATTACGATATTCAATAACGAAATCTACATACACGTCATTGACAACTGCGTTCACAGGTGCATATCCCATCTGTTGTGGAACACCGATTGCGCCAGGAACTAACGCTTGCGCGATGAATTTGCCGGACTTTGCAAAACGAGCATCTTCGCCCTTTTCGCCAGAACGGACAGTTGTACCAGCAATTAAGTTGGTAGTTTTTGTTTGATACGCTTCTTTGACTAATGGATCAAAGTACGTAATATACATTGCCAAAATATCGTTCATTTGATAACTCCTTTTGTTAGTGTTATTTGGCTTACAAAAGCAATTTATCAGTCGTGCCTTATTTTTTGGGATTTTTGTGGGTCTATTTCTAGTCGTGCCACGTTTTTTGAAAACAAGGGTCTAATCTCTTGCTATTCTTATTATAAACATTTCTAAATTGGTTTTTCAATATAAAAATAGGGGTGTGGTTAACCCCTATTTCCCATGACATAATTTTATTTTCCGTATCGTTTGTAGAAATTTGATACGAATGTGTCTTTTGCTTCCTTGAACTTATTCACATTTGCTGGTGTTTGTAATAGTTCACGGATTACATCAACAGTTAATCCTTCTATGTTTTTCAGCATCCAATCTATATTATAGTGGTTTTTAAGTGCTTCAACAATACGAATTACATATCTCTGTTGGTTTTGGTATTTTTGATATTCTGGGTCTGCTTGTAGTGCTGCCAGTTTTTCTGCGCGTTGCTGACGGAATTTTTCCTGTGTTGTACGCGTGTAATTTTTCTTTTTTTGGTAGATACTACGGCGGATTTCCATTTTTTCTTCACGTGTCAATTTACGCACAAATACGTGCATTTGAAACAACTCTTCTTCCCTTGTTATGCCCATTTTGGCAAGACGTGGGTTAAATGCAGGTTCAGACATATCGTATTTTGCTTCTACTTCTTTCTTTTGAACAACATGAACAGGTGCAACAATATCACTGCTGTCCACATCTTTGTCTTGTTCCACAGGATTTGATACCACTTCAACCGTGGTTTCGGCTGTGGTTTCGGTGTCGTTGGTTTGTACCGGTGTTTCCTTGGTGTTTTGGATGTATTCTTTGCCATTTTGTTTAGCCTTTTCTTTTTCTTCTTCTGTGGTTGCACCTTTTAATTGTCGTAACAATTCAAGTGCGGTTTTATCTGTCTTGGACAGTTTTGTTAATTCCATAAGCCAGTTTGCCATTATTTTAATCCTAATTCTACAGGGTTGAACTCTGGTGCGCCGAATAATTCTACGTATTTCTTCTTTTGTTCTTCGTTGAATTGTTTGTACACATCTGCTTTTGCTTTAATTTCTTCTTCAGATCTGGCCATAGATGCATGATTTACAATCCATGTATCAATTTTCCCA